GAAAAAACTAAACGAGCAGAACGTATCTCTAAACATATGTCTTATCAAGTTTTAGAAGAAATGGATGATTGGGAAGAAGATATGGATAAACTTCTTATTTGTCTTCCTATTGCTGGTACTTGTTTTAAAAAGACTTATTGGAATCCTAATAAACAACGTAATTGTTCTATTCTTGTTTTACCTAAAACATTAGTTGTTAATTATTTTTGTCGTAGACTTGAAGAAGCTGAACGAATCACAGAAGTTCTTACACAAACTAAACGTAAAGTAAAAGAATTACAAAATCAAGGTTTATATCTTGATATAAAACTTAGTGATCCTTCTGTTGGTACAGAAGATCCAACTAAATCTATTAATGAGGCTTTTCAAAATACAACTTCTGAGGATAATACTACACCTTATATTATATTAGAACAACATACTTATCTTGATTTAGACCAAGATGGTTACTCAGAACCTTATATTGTTACTGTAGAATTAGATTCTCATAAAGTATTGAGGATTATTCCTCGTTTTAATGGGGATAGTGTTCTTGTTGATGAGAAGAATAAAGTTATTTCTATTGAGGCTACTCAATATTATACAAAATACTCCTTTATTCCCAATCCTGATGGGGGTTTTTATGACCTTGGTTTTGGTAGATTACTTGGACCTCTTAATAATTCTGCTAATACTATTATTAATCAACTTGTAGATGCTGGTTCTTTATCAAATTTACAATCTGGTTTTATTGGTAAAGGTCTTCGCATCAAAATGGGAGAAACTAAGTTTGTTCCTGGTGAATGGAAGGCAGTAAATGCAACAGGGGATGATATTAAAAAGCAAATCTTTGCTTTACCAGTACGAGAACCTAGTGATGTTTTATTCAAACTTCTGGATCTTCTTTTAAAGTCTGGAAAAGAGTTAGCATCAGTAGCTGAAATATTTGTTGGTAAAATGCCAGGTCAAAATACACCTGCTACTACCACAATGGCTACAATTGAACAGGGTATGAAGGTATTTACTTCTGTTTATAAACGTGTTTATCGTTCATTAGCATCAGAATTTAAAAAAATATATAAACTTAATCGTGAGTATATGAATAATGAAGAGTACATTTCAGTATTAGATGAACCTGTACAACAGGAAGATTATAAAGGACCAGAAAACGATATATATCCAGGTGCTGATCCTACCGCTGTTTCTTCACAAGAGAAGCAAGCAAAAATACAAGCTGTAATGCAACTTCTTCAACTAGGTACTATTGATCCAATGGCAGTAACTATGTTATATCTTGAAGCTCATGAGATTCCTAATCCTGAGAAATTAATGAAGCAACCACAGCCACAACCAGATCCTAAGATGGAAGCAATTAAGGCTAAGGCACAAGTTGATCAACAAAAAGCACAGATTGATATGCAGGTTGCTCAACATAAGATGCAGTTAGAACAGGCAACAAAAGAACAAGAACTTCAAATGAAAGCTGCACAGGTACAACAAGAATTAGAAGCTAAGAAAATGCAAGCAATTCTTGATGCACAACTTGCACAAGCAACTCAAAGTTCTAAGATACAGATGGATCAACAAGCAGCACAAGCTAAGATGGGACAGCAAGCACAGCAGTCTAAACTTAATATGGTAACTCAAGCAATGAGTCACCAACAAACTATGCAGCAACAAGCTGAACAACATAAACAACAACAGAAACAAATTCCAAAGGGGACTACTAAGAAATGATTGAAATTACAAAAGCGGATTTCGATGATTGGAAATCCAGTAAAGTTACTAAAGCTTTCTTTCAAGCTGCCGAAGAAAGGGTAGAAGATTGTAAAGATATGTTAGCAGGTAGTGCTGGTGTTGATACCTTACAAGATAGATTTCTTGTTGGTATGATTCAAGCTTATCGTGAAATGCAAGATTTTAGGATTGTTGAATTTTGATTACTTTACTTTTACACCACATTCTAATTGATCCTGATAAAAAGGAAACAGTATCCCCCGGAGGTATTGTAATTCCAGATCAGATTATAGAGAAAGAACGTAAAGCTGTTGAATATGGAACTGTCCTACAAGTAGGTCCAACTGCTTATACAGATTATGGCCGTGATCCTAGTATAATTAAAGTTGGAGATAAAGTTTCGTTTAATAGGTATTCAGGAAAAGAAATTACTGATCTTGATGAAAAGAAATATTTAATTGTTAATGATTCAGATGTTCTCTGTATCTTAAATTAAGGATAAAAAATGGATGAAGACATTCAATCTGTAGTAGATACAGAAGCAGTTGTAGAACAAAGTGTAGATACTTATGAACAACAAGCTCGTGAACAAGGATGGAAACCAAAGGAAGAATATCAAGGTGATCCTTCAAAATGGCGTCCTGCTAAAGAGTTTGTAGATCGTGGAGAATTGTTTTCCAAGATTGATACTATGGGCAAAGAACTTAAAGAGACTAAGAAAGCTCTTGCTATGCTTCAAGAACATCATTCTAAGGTTAGGGAAACAGAATATAACAAAGCACTATTAGAATTAAAAACACTTCAAAAGAAACATCTAGAAGAAGGTAATTCAGATGGTTATCTAGAGACTACAGAATTACTTACAGATTTAAAAGCTGAACAAAAAGCTAGGGAAGTTGTAAAAGAAGTTACACCTCCTCAACAAGATCCACGATTTATTTCCTGGTTGGGAGAAAATAAGTGGTATCAGAAAGAAGTTGAGATGCGTGAATTTGCTGATTCGATCGGTATGGGATATGCACAAACACATCCTAACCAAGATCCAGAAGAAGTGTTACAGTATGTAACAGTCCAAGTTAAAAAGAGATTTCCAGATAAGTTTGTAAATCCTAATCGTAATAAACCTGGTGCTGTTGGTACTTCTGATACTAATATTGAAAGTCGAGGTTCTTTTCAATTAACAGAAGATGAACGTCGTGTTATGAATACATTTGTTCGGACAGGTATTATGTCAAAAGAAGAATACATTGCCGAAGTTAAGAAAACTAGAGGAGTCTGAGATGACCGCAAAAGAAACCACTAAACGAGTAGTTCGTCGCGCTTTGTCACAACAAGGTCCACAATCAATTGTCGGGGATAAAGATCCCAATTTTCACTATAGGTTTGTGAATGACGTTGGTAGTAGGGTCTATAATTTTCAACAAGCTGGCTATGAGCTTGTAACTGACGACAATCTTGTCGTTGGTGATTCTCGTGTTTCGGATGCGTCTAATCTTGGATCTGCCCATCGTGTAGTTGGTGATGGTGGAACTGTTTCAGTACTTATGAAAATAAAGAAAGAATGGTTTGAAGAAGATCAAGCTAAAAAAGCTGCTCATGTAGATGAGCAAGAAAAGGCCATGAAACAAGATGCTTCTAGGGAATTTACTGGAACTTTAAAAATTTCATAATTCCATAGAAGTTTTTATAACTTTATGGAGATTTTATGGCTAATACGTCTAAAATTAACGGTTTTAAACCAGTAAAGCATATTACTGGTGCGCCCTATAATGGGCAAGCCAATATCTACGAGGTTCCTGCTGGTGAAGCAGTTCCTGTATTTATTGGTGACTTGGTTAAACTGTCGGACTCGGCTGCTACGTCGTTTTATCCGGCAGTTGAAGCTGTTGTTGGTGCTTCCGCACAGATCGCTGCTGGTCCCATTCTTGGGTCTGTGGTTGGTATTGTGAATGTCAAGCAAGATCCTATTACTGGTGTTATGTCCGGCGGTAGTATTGCTCTTGATACTCCTGTGTATCGTCCTGCTTCTACCAAACAATTTGTTCTTGTTGCTGATTCGCCGGACCTGATCTATGAAGCTGAAGCTGACGCTTCTGTTGCAGTTGCTTCTATTGGTCTTAACGTTGGTGTTGGTGCTTCGGCGCATACTAACCCACTGCTAACTGGTACTTCTCCGATGTATGTTTATTCTACTACTGCCCCGGATACTACCTCAACCCGTCCTTTACAAATCGTTGGTCTCGTTAATCGTCCTGATAACGAAGTGGGCGCTAATAGTAAAGTTTATGTTCGCATTAACGTCCATTCGTATGGTAGCGTTGGTGTGGCTGGCGTCTAATTGAAAGGATAAGATATGTCTGGTGTTATTACTTCTAGTAGCTTTGCAAAACTGCTTTGGCCTGGTCTGAATGCAATTTATGGTAAAGAATATAATGATTATGCTGTAGAATGGGATAAGCTTTTTGAGAAAAATACTTCTGATAAAGCTTATGAAGAAGATCTTGGACTAAGTTCCTTTGGTCTTGCTGTTGTTAAACCGGAAGGTGCTCCGATTTCTTATGATACGGAACGTCAAGGTTTCACGTCACGTTACAACCATGTTGTGTATGCACTTGGTTTTATCATCACTCGTGAAATTTATGAGGATGATCTGTATGGTAAGGTTGGTGCTCAAAAGGCGAAAGCTCTTGCTCGCTCCCTTCGTCAAACTAAAGAAATTGTAGCGGCTAACGTATACAATCGTGCTTTTACTGCTGGTTATACTGGCGGTGATGGTATTGTTCTTTGTTCTACTGGACACCTTAATGTGGCTGGTGGTACGTACAGTAACAAGATTGCTACTGATGCTGACTTGAGTGAAGCTGCTCTTGAACAAGCTGTTATTGATATTGCTGGTTATCGTGATGATCGTGGTCTTCTGATTGCGGCTAAACCTGAGAAACTGGTTATTCCTTATCAACTGCAATTTGAAGCAAAGCGTATTCTTAATGCTGATGGCCGTGTTGGTACTGATCTTAATGATCCTAATGTACTCAAGCAATCAAGTATCTTTAACCAAGTTATTGTTAACCACTACCTCAATAGTACTGGTAATGATGACTGGTTCATCCTTACTAATGTTAAGGATGGTCTGAAGTACTTTGAACGTCGTGGTGATCAGTTTGAGATGGATAATGACTTTGATACTGAGAATGCTAAGTTCAAAGCAACTGCTCGTTATTCTTTCGGATGGTCAGACCCGCGAGCGATTTACGGTTCGCAAGGCGCCTAATAATTAACAACATACAGGGGCTTGTCCCCTGTATTTTAAGAAAGGAATTATTATGCCTCAACCGATTTTAGGACCAGCCGGGGTAACTGTACAAACTCCACCTTCTTTTAAAATTTATCAGAAAGTGGCACAATTGGATACCAGTGCAGGCGATGCTACAGGTTTCTTAGCGTTTGTTTTACCTAAGGGTTGTATTCCTGCTTCTATTTTTGTTGCTTCTAGTGGTGCTAATGTTGCACAAACTATCAACTTAGGTAGTACATTAGGAGGTACTCAATTAGTAAATGCTGTTACTTGTAATGGTGCTCAGTTTGCTACAGTTGGTACTGCTGTAGGTGCTCTATTTGGTACTTTACTTACTGCGGATACGCCTATTTATGCTAAAGCTTCAGCACAACTTACAAACCCAGTTAAAATAATTGTGCGTTATTACTTTCCCCAACAGGGAATGACTTGGTAACAACCCCAAAGATGGGATTAGGATTAATACTCTTAATCCCATTTTTTATTTTAAGGTTTATCTATGACTCCACAAGTTATTAGTTTAAGTGCTTTAGGATCTACAGCTTGGATACCTGTAGATTATATACAAAATCCATATAATATTAATATTGCTATTGTTTTATCAAATACACCTAATTTAACCTGTAAAGTTGAATATACCTTAGATGATATTTTTAATCCTGCTATTACACCTACAGCTTTTACACATGCAACTTTAACAGGTTTAACTACAAATAGTACAGGTAATATTACATCCCCTGTTAGAGCTATTCGTTTAACTGTTACTGCTTGGACTTCTGGTACAGCTACAATGACTGCCCTACAAGGTGTAATTAATCCTGTGATTTATACAGATCAAGGAACAATTCAAGGTCCTGTTGCAAATCAAATTGCTGCTATTGGAACTCCATTTGCTATTCTTCCTGGAGATGGTGCTGCAAATGGAATGTTTTTTACTGGAGCAGCAGGTGCTTTTACTCTTAGTGCAGCTATTTTAACAAATGCTTGGAATGCTCTTAAAGGTGTTTGGTGTTATTTACCAGCAAATTTTGGAGGTTTTACTTATCCTGCTGGATGGTATTGGGCAGTTTTTTCTAGTGATACAGCAGGTATTTTATATAATACTAGATATACTTCTGGTAGTCCAATTAGACCTACATCCCCTACACCATTTGTTGACAACCTCGCAGGCTGGCTGACGCAAACCACATCGGAAGTTACCGGGCCAACCGGATTTACGCTGCGAGGCGGAATGATTGGGCCAAACGGAAACCTCAAGATACACACAAGAGGAACTGGAAGCATAACCGGAACAAAGACTTTTAAGCACTATCTTGGGTCTTCTGCAGTGGTTAACTTACCGATGACAACATACCCTTCATACGAGTTTTTACTGATGTCGTGCAATCAGGGATCTGAATCTCTGCAAAGCAACTCCAGGAAAAGCGCCGCGACCGGCGTAGGGGAAGTTTCCGCCAATGCTGCGTCGGAAGTTACCGCGATTGACACAAGCTTGGATCAAACCTATTCCGTTAGCCTGCAAGTCGCCACAAACACTGCCTGCGCCATCCTGCTGCATGCCGATGTCACTGTTACCTACGGAGCATAACAATGGCCATACTAACATTTTCGGGACCAACTCGTGAGACTGATGCACAAGCTGCAAAAGCTGCTGCTATTCTTGCTGGTGATCCTACACATGTACATGTAATTCCCGCTGAAAATATTATTATTGTTTATACTGGTGTAGATGTTATTTCTTTTGATCCAAGACCTACAGTAACTAAATGGCAATTTATTCAAGCATGTGCTGATGCTGGTATTACAGAAACTCAAATTGATACTGCTGTAGCATTACTTACAAATAAACGCCAAAGATTTTGGAAATATACACAAATTTTAGATAGGGATAATCCCTTTTCTTCTAATCTTCGTACTAACTTAACACCTGTTCCAACACCTGCTCAATGGAATGCTATTTTTATAGCAGCTTCTCAATTAGATCCATTAATAGTATAAAAAGTGAATAAAAATTATTATGAATCTGGTGGATGGAATCTAATATGTGATGTATGTTCTATAAAATATAAAGCAAAAAAAGCTAAACAAAGATGGGATGGTTTTATTGTTTGTCCTAATTGTTATGAACAAAGACATCCACAAGATTTTGTAAAATCCAGACAAGATAAAATAACAGTACCATATATACGACCACCAACAGATACATTTATTGTTGTTCCTTATATTATATATATAGATGATGGTTACATTGTTGATGGTTATTTTTACTCCCCGTTTTAAGGAAAATTATGTCTACAATTGTAACACGTTCTGTTAAAGGTTCTCCTCTATCTTGGGATGAGATGGATGACAACCTACTTAATTTAAAATATGGTTCTTATACATCTGTTAAAGACTCTGCTTATGGAGCAGTAGGTAATGGAACAACTGATGATACTACAGCTATACAAGCTTGTATTAATGCTAATGCTGGTAAAGTAATCTTTTTTCCTCCTGGTGTTTATAAAATTACATCCACTCTTCTTATAAATGCAGATAGTACTCGCCTTGTCGGGGCAGGTGCTAATTGTACATACATTAGAAATGATACTGTGGATGATGATGCTATTCATTTTTATTGTACAAGTACAGCTACTAAAACAACTTTTATAAATAATGTTGGTTTAATTGGTCTATATGTTTATAGAAATACAGCCGCTACAACTGGTGCTAGTATAAGGATCACTCAGGTTAATGGTGGTGTATTTGAAGATTTTATTTCTTCAAATTGTCCAGAAGGTATTGTAGTTGAAGGTGGTCAGTTTAACAGGTTTAATAGATTTAATTTATTTGCCTCAGGCTCAACTTTTGATTTATCTGGTGTTACTAGTAGCGCATTGATGCACTTCACAGAAGCGTCTATTGATGGTGGTTTATATCAATATTGTTTCACAACAACAGTAACTGATTTTCGTTGTACGTCTTCTAAGAAAACAGAAACAATCTTTGATATTGCAAGTGCTGATGGTCTGCAGTTTTCTAATGCATATATTGCAAATTCTTATTACAGTATGATTAAATTAGCTGGCCGACGTAATGGTGGTAATATTGCTGGACTTAATTTCAGCAATATTTACTTCGACGCGGTTAATAGTGGGTCAGGAACAAGTTATATCCTAGATGTACAAGCTGATGCCTACCCATTGTTCTATATCTACGACACCACATTCACAGGTTGTATTCTTAGTAATACAAAAGCAGGTGGTATTGTTGTTCGGAAATCAATTCATAAATTGTTAGTCACAGGTTGCACATTCATCAATATAAATACTTGGCCAATCGATTTTGAAGGTGAAGAAACTTCTTCTAATGTCAATATTACTGGCAACCAATTCAACTACGTTGGTGTATTAGGTACTGGTACAGGTGCGACACGAATTAAAGATGTCATGTCTCTTGTTTATAGTGGCAATACGATCGTTAATGATATGGGTG